GTACTCGGTGCAGCTGTAGGAGCAGCCTGTGCGCCTTGCAGCGATGCACCTGGAGGGATCATTATCCTCCCAGCACGCACATCCGACTCATACTGCTGCACTTCGTCTGGTGACATTCTTCCTGATCTATACGCCTGAAAAATGTTTGCAATAGCACTATCAGGAATGTCAGTTCGTTGTGATGCTGGTATGCGCTGTGGTTGATCACCAGTTGGAATTTCTTCCTGATAAGAGACTGTGACAGGTCCTGCTGTTGATGTGACCGTTCTGGTTGTTGGTTGCTGCGCTGTTGGTGCTGGTTGACCCGTCAGTTCACTCAAACCAGTCATCGTTCGATTAATGTATGACTTAGTAATCGGCCCCCAATTTTCTGGGTTTGTGCCGCCATGATATTCAGCAAAAGCCTTGGACTTATCGCCTTGGTTGCGATCAAGAGAGTCTTTCAGAAACCGACCCGCCACCTCTGCCGCATTCTCTGGGCTGAGATACGGATCAATCCCATACGCCTTAATTGCCAGATTCCTCGCTGAGGGGATGATCTGATAAGGCGTGCGTGCATCAGCCGAAGATACCTGATCGTTGTTGCTGCGCTCACCATAGAGCAAGACCGAACGCAACATCCCATCAGGCAGACCGAGCTTCTTCTCGGTGCTTTCCGACAGACTTACCCAATACGGGTCTTTATAGGAATTAGGGACGGGAGTTGCCATTATTGCCCAACCTGTGGGTTAGCGTATCTCATGTAACTTGGTTGACCACCAGTTGGCGCAGGCGTTGCTCCAGATGTTCGTCCTCCTGTGCCTGGCGCAGTCATTCCACCAGATGGCGTATTTTCTTTATATTTTTTCTCAGAATATTCTAACCAATTACCAAGGTTGCGACCAGGCACAGAAAGATATTTTGCCTGTTCAGAAACATAGTTCGAGAGCTTAATCTGTGCGTCTCTTTTTCTAAGTAGCCAATCACGCAACTGCTTTTCATTCATGTTTAAAGGCAAAGCAGTCTCAAGTGCAAGGGATAATTCACCCTCTGACAATGCTCCGAAAGTGACCGATCCAATAATGTCCAAACCCAATCGACGCTGCACGTTTTGCAGCTCAATGGTGGAGGCTTTCCAATTTGGAAACTTGCTTGCAATAATTCCAGTATTTGCGCCAGCATCAAGTGCAGCCACAGCACTATCTAAGTTGCCCAAGTTAGTCCGAATTTTTCCAACCAATTCAAACGCTTTTTGTGCCTCTTTTTGCCCGATTTCAGCACCAGCTCTCGCACCAGAGCGTAGACCTTGGATGTCTGCACCAAATTCTTCTGCATCTCTAATAGCCTGCACTCGCTCATCACCAGCCAACTCAACTCCGTCTGAACCAAGAACTCGAGTCTTTCCTTTTTTGGTAAGAACAATTGTTGTACCATCAGGCAAGATTCTGCCTGATTGAACGCTGTCACTATCATCCTCTTTTAACTCTTTATTTAGTTTTGCAAGAGTAGCCGCTTTTATCTGTGGCGCAAACGCTGCCTCAGTTTCTGCCTTGCTTACAGTTGCCGGAGCAATCTGCGCTTTAGTGGTGGCCTCAATAATCTTATCGCCGCCTGGCAAACTTGCCAGCATCACGCCAATCGTCTTTTGAGCTGCGTTAGGGTTAAGCCTCGCAAGCTCTGCATAATCTCGAAACGCTTTAGCTTGCGCCTTGTTGCCACGATTCTCTTCTGCTGTCGCTCGTTCAGTTAAGAGATCAATGCCAATCTGTGGTTGTCCTGCTGTAAACGCTGAAAGCACTTTCCCAGAAAACGCTATCTGATTATCCTGCTGCTCTTTTGTGCCTGCTTGAAAGACATCAAGCACACTCTTCATCTGTGCCGGAGGCAGCAAAAAAGACAGTTGTTGATAATCTTTTGCAGTCGGATTGGGGTTTGCATTTAATGTCTGGACTGCTTGATTCAATTGCTGCTGACGAATTACATCCTGCTCCTGCGCTTGTCGGCGAGCTTGAATCTCAGCCAACCCAGTACCGAGCTGTGCGCCCTGTGCAAAGGCTTGGAATGGACTCTGAACGTCAATATTGTAATTTGCTGGTTGTACCATTCCTATCCCCTAAACTCGGCTGTAGTCAACGGTATAGTATCCACCCACACTTCCAACAGCGTCTGGATAGATACCTAGAACCTCTTGAGCCATCAAACCAATATGCTTGCCGCCGCCCCAGATGTATTCAAACTCATACACGCCTAAACCATCGGGTCTGGTGCTGATGCGGTGAATGTTTGTCTTTAAGCGTCTATCGCTAAATGAAGCTCCTTCCATAGGTATGTCCATAGCTGCACCACCACCACCGCCACCACCGAAAAGATTAGAAAAGCCTGGCGCACCGCCTTGCATACCATATTGCAATCCTAAGAATTGCGCTGGCAGATTAAACACCCCAGACAATGCTTTACCAGATGCCAATTCACCGCCAGCCTGAGCCGAGCCAATTTGACCCTCTAAACCAGCAATTCTTGCACCTGTTTGAAGTCCTGCTGCACCTGTTCCTGCGGCCGATGCTTGACCCAATTGTGCAATGTTTTGGGTTGTGCCTGCCCCCAATGTTGTTAATCCACCAAGACGCCCATATTGCAGAGCAATCTCACGCTCAAGCATCTGGGGGCGAAACTGTCCTAGAGCTGCTTGGACATTACCACCACGCAAACCTCCTGTGGCTGATGCACCTTGGAGAATTGCCTCTTCACCCTGTCTGACTTGAGCCTGAAAGCCTGCGCCCTGCTCAATAGCTGCAATGGCTGCTTGCTGCGCCGCTGGTCCACGCAGTCCAATCAATGCCTGCTGCTGCTCTAGCGCAGGAGCGCCTGCTGCGGCATAAGGCTGCAAACCACCGATTGCAGTTGTGCCTGCTTGGACATAAGGCCTGAGAATTTCCTGCACCGCCTCAAATTGTCTGCGCTGCTCTTCAATGCCTCGTTCAGCCGCTTCTGATTGTGCGTCAGCTGCTCTTCCAGCTGATCGGCTTTGAATAGCACCGCCAATAAGCTGTGAGCCAGCGACCACAATCCCAGTAATTGGATCAGGCATGATTAAACTCCTGTAAATAATCTTCTAATTTTTCGCCATAGATAGCCATGACATCGCTGGCCACGTTGGTTGCATGATCTGTCCCATGACACAACGCCACGGCCATCAAGACCACATCGTAGAATCCAGCACGCCAAACAAAAGAGACAGCATCAGCACGACCAGCTCGTTCGGCTTGATCGGATGCTTGCCACTTTAAAATCATGGATGCGACAACTGGTGCGAGAGTCTGAGAATTGACTAGCCAGAAGCTGTTTTGATTCATGCCGACCAATGTGTTCCAGATGGTGGCGTTCAGGTCTTCACGCTTGACAGGATCGCCATCAGCAACATCATCAAAGACTTGGATTGCTCCATAGAGCATCATCAGCCACTCCGTTGCAGGAGCAGGCAAGGCAAGACCCTTCTGTAGGTTCTCTCTCAGCCAATCAGTCATATGCCTCCCAAACGGATAAGCTGCTGGCGGCTCGATTGACTCAGCGAGGGTATTTTCCCACAATTCGTCATTTCAATCCATCTCATATTCACGGTCTTCCCAAGCCTGACACACTCTCATGTCATTGCAGATGAAATTGAGCTTACCGCAATGGCCACGGAATCCTGCGCCCTTATCGTATGCTGCCATAGGAATTCGCTCGATTCTGACCTGTGCCATCAGACTGTTGTCGTAATACTCACAGTTTGAGCAATGTTTGCGCCTTGCGTCCTTCTCATCGCATTGCATCGCATCAGCCAAAGCAGCATAAAAGGGTTTGTTTGCGCCAGGCTCATTGGTCGGCATTTCTGGACCATAATTCCAATCCTGTACCGCAATTGCATAATTCTTCTTGTTTTCTGCCGTACTCAGGAATTCTTCTTCCATTGGCAGCCCAGCGAAACCCTTGGGGATAATCATAAAGTTTTTCATAGCGTTCCTTTAGGTAATCTCTCGGCCTGATGCCCGAATAGTCAAAGACGTTGCTGCACCAGCAATAGTGGATATAAAACCACCCGCCTCCAGCGCCTGACCCACTAGTTCTGGGCAAGTATAAGTCTCATCTGGCACAAGGCTTCTAGCGTCCACAATTAAGTTTGAAGCTCCTGCTGTGCCTCCAACTGTCACCAGATTGCAGCTGAATGTGACATTGTTTGCGCTGGTGTTGGTGACGGTGAACTTGTCAATAATTGCACGCACGTTGGAGGCTGTGTATTGTGTGGTTTGGGCGTTTTCAGCCTGCTTTGCTGGAATCAGCACTTTTACGATGACGGTCATTGGACACCTCCTATATTGTTGCTAACTGTAAGAATAATCGATGGGACGCTTGGAACTGGTGGGGCAGCAACAAAAGATTTAAGTTCAACAGACAAATCAGAGACGGAAAACATCAGCTCAATATAATCGTTTGCTTTAAGATTAAAAAAGTAATTAAGTGAGCTAAAAATCTCAGCGTTATTACCCTGAATCCTGATTTGACTTGCGCTATCTGGTACATCAACACCATTGAGCCTAAACCAGAAGTAAAAATTCTCATTTCCTCCGGATGTCTTATCCAGTTGAAATGATGTATCAAAATTGTAGATGCCTTCGCTGTCCACAACGATTCTGGATGTTGGGCTGCCAATAAACACACCATTACTCAATTCAGTAGTATTAAACGTTATTGCTTTGGCTGTGTTGATAACAGTCGCAAGTTGTGTGGTGGTGTCATAAAAAGACCCATATCTTGCACGCTTAAACTCCCTTGGTGGTGGAGTCATTTGCAAGCCTTCCACCGTTTTCCTCAAATTGTCTATCGCCTCAAGTGGTGGGTTCATCTGCAAACCCTCGACCGCCTTCCTTAAATTATCTATCAATTCAAGGGCCGGAGTTATTTGTAAACCCTCAATTGCCTTGTTCAAATTGTCTATCAACTCAAGAGCTTGATTTGCTTTGCTTTCTGCCAACGCAGCGTTTACAGCTGATTCCTGTGCTTGTGCCGCTATTTGCGCCATAGCATCATTAGCAGATGACTGCGCTAATCCAGCCTCAAAGTCAATAACAACAATGTTATCTGGTGCATCAACTACAGTATCGGCAACAGCAAACAGATTCTCAAATTGCTTGATCTGCTCCGCATTATTAAGAAAATCAGCAAGCTGATCTCTTGTAAGGTTGAGAGGTCTGAAAATTTTGGTCATTAGTATGCCAACCCTTCAATCTTGGCTTCCAGACGAGCGAGAGAAATATGCGAGTCGCTGTCACCTCTAAACCTCTGGATTCTAAAATTCCTCATGTGTCCCTGTTGAAACCACGCCAGACGCTTAGATGTGTTTCCAATCGTTCCAACCTTGATAAATTTCTCTTGGCTGTAGGACAACCCATCAACCGAGTAGCTGGTGCTGATCTGTGGATTAATTCCTAAAGCCACTCGACCCGTTAAGCTGACCAACTCCATCTCATAAAATAGCGCACCTTTGCCTTCGTTGTATACGATCAACGTGCCAAACTCCCATCGCACTTGTTCGCCCCAATGTGAACCAATGGTATCCACCAGATAGCCAATGTTGCTGGATTGCGGATCGCCAACAAGCCATTTGTCATAGGCATAAACCATATTTCTAGCACGATATTGAGCAAATCCTGAAACTGTAGATGTCAGGTTAAACCAAACCAAATCTTGCAAAGCCTGAGATGCAGCGGCATCAAATACCAGCGTTCTGTCTGGCAGATGGATATAAAGATGCTCATGCGCTCGATCATTGCGTGCCTCGAGTTTTACCGTTGCGAGCTGCTCTTCCGTATATTGCAGGAGAATCTCATCAATTTCTTGAGTGCTGATCTTCTTGGCCGTTGCGTTCGCACCAATGTAAATGCCTGGCGCTTCGTTGCGACCACTTCCTAAGAATGCAATCGATTCTTGATATACACAACAAGCAAACGTTCCGACCACGCCTTTTTGAATCTGTGCGCCATCGATGCGAGCAAAGGGAAACAATGCGCCGCCCACGTTGTCAAACACCTCAATGGTATTTCTATTCAATGCATAGACTTCGTTTCTGAGCTTGAGCAATGCCACCACAGGGTCAGGATCGACCTCGGAGCTGCCGTATTTTAATGGGTTGACCTGAGTCGGGTCTAACAGCTCTGTGACCACCAAGAACTCGCCATCGGTGGTCATAAAGTAACCATCAACCCAAACGACATCCAGCACCACGCCCAAGTCTGGGTCGGTGACTTGGACGAGAGTAGTCCCATTCCAATAATACAGCCGCCCACCTGATGCGATAGCCAATAGATCAAAGCTGTAGTCAAAAGTGACCAACTCATTGACTGATCCACCAACATCACCAAGCACCAAAACAGTCCCGTTGCTTGCAATCTCAACGAGCTTCGTACCCATCACACGATACAATTTGCCTTGCCAATTGATGCCGCCTCGGTCTGTGCCTGGTCCTGTTCCGTTGGCCACGAT